GTGTGAATGTCAGCGAAATCGATCTTACTACGGTTGTCCCTGCCGTATCTACAACAGAAGGTGCCATTGCTGGTCCTTTCCGTTGGGGTCCAGTAGGCCAGCGTGTTTTGGTTAGTTCTGAGGATGAGCTGGTTAAGCGCTTTCAAAAACCAACAAATACGAATGCGGAGACATTCTTTACAGCTGCTAACTTCCTTGCATATGGCAATAAACTGTATGTAGTTCGTGCTGCTAGATCAGCTAACGCTACTAACATTGAAGCTGCTTATAATGCTATTGGTGGTGGTACTATTACTAAAATGACAAATGGTCGTCTGGGTAATGGTGATACAGTTGTCCGTATTCAAAACGACGAATCATATGAAGAAGATTTTAGCAACGGCGTATCTGGTAAAGACTTCGAGTGGGCTGGACGTTATCCAGGTGCACTTGGTAACTCACTGAAAGTATCTGTTTGCGATAGTGCAAATGCATATGAGTATAGCATTACAGGCGTAAGAGTAGCTAACGGTTCAAACAATATTGTCAGCCGTAAATACAATTCTAACACAACCATGGCACATGCAAACTCAGATTTCACTAAGTTTATTGCTGTTGGAGACTTGCTTTACAATGGTACAAAACTTATTGGTGAAGTCAATCAGGTTGTTAACTCGACTATTGCAACATTGAAAACTGCATATACAGGTGAAACGCTTGGTGGTAACACTACAAATGATAACAATTCATTTAGCACAGTTGTTACTAAAAAGTGGAAATACTGGAATCAAGTTCCAGGAGCTCCGGGTACATCTGCTAAAGGTACCGCAGAGAATCTTACAGATGATCTGATGCATGTCGTCATTACAGATGAAGATGGCGAATGGTCTGGTACAAAAGATACTGTTCTTGAAATTTATAGTAAAGTTGGTAAAGCTGGTGACAGCAGATTGCCTGACGGAACAAATAACTTCTACAAGAACGTAATCAATGATAAGTCAGCATATGTTCGCTGGTTGGGTCACGCTGGTACAGATTCATTAGGTTGGGGTACTAACTATGGTACGTTCTCAGCAACTGGCAATACTAACTTTGGTGCATCATCCAAAGCTTCATACATCTCTCTGACAAACGGTTCAGATGGTGGTACGGTTTCTGGTCAAGCAGATACAACAGAAGACACAATTGTTTCTACTGCTGATTTGATTGGCGATGACCAAGGCTATCAGTTGTTTGAATCAGCTGAAGATGTAGACATCTCATTGGTCTTGACAGGTAAAGCAAAAGGTGGTTCAGTAGGTCAAACACTTCCTAACTATATCATCGATAACATTGCAGATGCAAGAAAAGACTGTGTAGCATACATTTCACCACAAAAGGATGATGTAACTACAGATGAAATCGTTGCATTTAGAAACGCATTGACAAGCACATCATACGCTGTCTTGGATAGTGGTTACAAATATATGTACGACAAGTACAATGATGTTTATCGCTACGTTCCATTGAACGGTGACATTGCTGGTCTTGCTGTAAGAACAGATCTTGAAAGAGATGCATGGTTCTCACCAGCTGGCTTCAATCGTGGTGGAATTAAAAACATTGTCAAACTACAGGTTAATCCAAACAAAGCACAAAGAGATGTTCTTTATTCAAATGACATCAACCCAGTTGCTACGTTCCCAGGTCAGGGTACAGTATTGTTTGGTGACAAAACATTGCTTGGAGCACCAAGCGCATTCGATAGAATTAACGTACGCAGATTGTTTATCGTACTTGAAAAAGCAATCAGCACTGCAGCTAAGTTCTCACTGTTCGAATTCAATGATGAATTCACAAGAGCACAGTTCCGGAACTTGGTAGAGCCATTCTTGAGAGACGTTCAAGGTCGTCGCGGCATATTCGACTTTAGAGTCGTTTGTGACGAATCTAACAATACCGGTGAAGTAATTGACCGTAACGAGTTTATTGGTGACATTTATGTCAAGCCAGCACGTTCGATCAACTTCATTCAACTGAACTTTGTTGCAGTTAAAACTGGTGTTGAATTCTCTGAAGTCGTCGGGCAGTTCTAATAAATAGAAAAGATACAGGAGAAATAAAAGATGGCTTTTAATGTAAACGAAATCAAAGCACAACTGGAGTTTGGTGGCGCCCGCCCAACACTCTTCCAGGTCCAAATCATCAACCCTGCGGATGGTGCTGGTGACATTAAGTCCCCATTTATGATCAAAGCTTCAACGATGCCTGAGTCCAGCTTGGGCTTCATTGAAGTACCATACTTTGGTCGTAAAGTAAGAGTAGCTGGAGACAGAACCTTTGCACCATGGAATGTTACGGTAATGAACGATGAAGACTTTATCGTCCGTAACTCAATGGAAGCATGGCATAGCAGCATCAATGCTCTACAGCGTAATGTTAGAGATACAGGTACATCAGCACCATCTGCATATAAGTCAGATGCGCTGGTTAAGCAGTTCTCTAAAACAGGTACATTGATTCGTGAGTATAAGTTTGTGGGTGTATTCCCAACAACTATCGCACCTATCCCTCTTTCCTGGGAAGCTGTTGACACAATTGAAGAGTTTGATGTAGAATTCCAGTATGATTACTGGGAAGTTTCTGGCGGTACTACAGGTAACGCTGGCGGCATCTAAGCTCAAGTGATCGTCTTAGACGATAAATAACTATATAATGTAAGGAGCTATTATGGCACAATTCTTCGGCTTTGAAATCCGTCGACAAAAACAAGAGCAGCAAGACGCACCATCTATAGTCATCCCCGAATCGGATGACGGTGCTCTTGCGTTTGCTGAAGGTCCAGGTGGATATGGACAAACACTTGATCTTGAAGGTCAGGTAAAGAATGAAGGTGAGTTAGTTACTCGCTATCGTAGTATGGCAATGCACCCGGATGTTGATTCAGCAATCGATGATATTGTCAACGAAACAATTGTGACAAGTGAAGAAGAGCCAATTAGCATCAATCTAGATGATGTTAAGGTTGGAACATCTGTAAAGAAAAGAATAACAGAAGAGTTCATTAATGTGCTAACCATTATGAACTTTCAGCACGATGCTTATGATAAGTTTCGTAAATGGTATATTGATGGACGTGCATATTACCACGTTGTGATTGATAGAAATAAAGTTCAAGATGGTATTCAAGAATTAAGATATATCGATCCCCGCAAGATCCGTAAGGTCAAAGAGACCAAAAAGAAGAAAGACGAAAAGACAGGTGTAGTCACTACTGAAGTTGGAAATGAATATTACGTTTACAATGAGAAGAAGTTTAAGAGTGGTGCATCTGGTTTAGGTACAAGCGGTGTAGATGCTGCTGGTGTTAAGATTGCAAAAGATTCTATTATCTACTGCACATCAGGTATCACTAATGAAGAGAATACACTTGTTCTTTCACATCTACATAAAGCCATCAAGCCACTAAACCAACTTCGTATGTTGGAAGACGCTGTTGTAATTTATCGTATTACAAGAGCACCAGAACGCCGTATCTTCTATATCGATGTCGGTAATCTTCCTAAGATGAAAGCTGAACAGTATCTGCGCGACATGATGGTTAAGCATAAGAATCGTTTGATCTATGATGCCAATACTGGCGAAGTAAGAGACGATCGTAAGTTTATGACAATGATGGAAGACTATTGGCTTCCACGTCGTGAAGGCGGTCGTGGTACTGAAATCTCTACATTGCCAGGTGGTCAGAACCTTGGTGAAATGGATGATGTAAATTACTTCCAAAAGTCATTGTATAAAGCACTGTCTGTTCCTATATCAAGAATGGAACAAGAGAACAACTTTACTCTTGGTAGATCGAGTGAGATTAGTAGAGATGAAGTTAAGTTTGCTAAGTTTGTAGAACGTCTGCGTAATAAGTTTAGTGAGATTCTATATAAAGCACTTCGTGTACAACTTATTCTCAAGGGTGTCATTACTGAAGATGACTGGAACGAGATGAAGTATACAATTCGTTTCGACTTCAAGCGTGACAACTACTATGCAGAATCTAAAGATACAGAGATTATGCAGAACAGAGTTAATATGCTACAACAAGTAGCTCCATTCATTGGTCAATTCTATTCGACAGAATATGTTCAGAAACAAGTTCTAAGAATGACTGATGAGGATATTGAGCAAATGCAACAGCAAATGTCTCAAGAAAAACCACAACAAGAGCCTTTAGATGGTAATGAAGAAAATCCATCACCGGAAGGACAATAAAGTTATAAATAAAGACATGAGGTATGTTACTATGGAAGAT